TACTAGTCTTAATGGTGCAAGTCTTAAAGCCGAAGCCCAGGGCGAAATGGAAAAATTAGATCAAGAAGTGTCACTTGCTGTTTCAGGTGGTACAGGATATAGTTTCTTAATAGGTTGACAAATCCTTTTGTATATCGTATAATATGATATAGTATAAGGAAAGGTTAATCATGGTAATTGGAATCTGTGGACTAATAGGCAGCGGCAAAGATACGGTCGCAAAATTTCTAATAGAAAATCATGGATATGAAAAAATCTCTTTTGCAGATTCATTGAAAGATGGTGTTTCTACTGTTTTTGGATGGGACAGAGAAATGCTTGAAGGACAAACTGATGAATCTCGACAATGGAGAGAAGAACCTGATGAATTTTGGTCCAAAGAAACAGGCAAAAAAATTACTCCACGTTTAATTTTACAACTTTTTGGAACCGACTGTATGCGTAACGGATTTTATGATGGCATATGGGTAAGTTTAACAAAAAAGAAAATATTAGAAAATCCGGAAACAAACTATGTTATACCTGATGTTAGATTTTCTAATGAAGCACAAATGATTAAAGATATCAACGGAAAAGTATGGAGAATACGTAGAGGTCCTGATCCAGTTTGGTTTCGTATGTATCAAGACATAGGTGTAGAGCCAACGGACGTACACGAAAGTGAATGGAGATGGGCAAATGTATCATTTGATACTATTGTTGATAATTTTGGCACCATAGATGATCTCAAAAATCTGGTTTCAAATCACCTTGCTTCCACCGAACTCCTTCTTTCTGCATAATACGTTGGCAGTTTGCACATATAGTTTTTAAGTTTAAAGGCGAGCAATTATTCAAGTTTCCATCAACATGGAAAACATTAAATTGTTCAGGATGTGTAGATTTATAATTACACTTCTCACAGAATGACTTTTTTTTGTATCCTGCTTGTTTCCATTTAGGTATACCGTGACTAACACCTCCATGCGTTAAACACATCTCGCATTTTTTCCTATAGTAAATTTTATTACCTTTTTTGTAATTTATTGCCGCTGGTCTAAATCCGCATACACATAATGGTCTCATATTGTATTTACCTCACCTTTTCATCACCTTTTTTCGGTGTTAACAGTACTGATTTTTCTATCTGATGGCTAAATAACATTAATAAAGAATTTTGAATTCATAGGAGAATTATAATGGCATTGACATCACCAGGAGTTCATGTTAGTGTAATAGACGAAAGTTTTTATACTTCAGCACAACCAGGAACAGTTCCAATGTTGCTTGTAGCGTCAGCACAAGACAAAGCAAATGCTGCTGGAACAGGCATAGCACAAGGAACAAGACAAGCAAACGCTGGTAACCCATATCTAGTTACAAGTCAAAGAGACTTAGTAGAGTTATTTGGTGAACCAGTATTTTATACAGATACAAATAACAATCCAGTACATGGCGGAGAACTTAATGAATATGGACTTCAGGCTGCATATTCATTATTAGGTGTTAGTAATAGAGCATATATTGTTCGTGCAGACATAGATCTAGCATCACTAACTCCTAGTGCTAACGCTCCTGCTGCAAATCCGCAATCAGGAGAATATTGGTTTGATATTGCAAGTTCTTTGTACGGAATTTTTGAATGGAACGGCAATGCTGTAACAACTACTAATGGACAAACATTCACAAATAAGACTCCTAGAATTATAAATGCACAAGGTGATGTTGTAAACTTTAGTACAGGAGATTATACTCCTAAAGCGTCTATTGGTGCTATTGGCGAATATGCCTTAGTAACTGTAACAAGTGTAAACAAGTTATGGTATAAGAATAGTGCTGGAACATGGGTCACAGTTGGTAGTTCTGCTTGGACAGCAAGTTGGCCAACAGTAAGAAGTGGTACAAGTAATCCAACAATTAATCCTGCAGATTCATTTGATATCAACAGTACACCAATTACAGGTTGGGGAGGAAACTCCGTAACTGATCTTGCAGGCTATATTAACTCACTTAGCTTAGGTGCTGGCGGTGCAGGTGCAGTAACAGCAGCCGTTGTAGACAACAGACTAGAGCTATACAGCGCAGGTAATCCTGTAATAATTGGTGCAGGAACAGGTACTATACTTTCAGATCTTGATATTACAGCTACTACATTCCAAGCTCCTGCATTGCAAATTAGCACACATACTAATGTACCACAGTTTAAATCAAATGGTACTAATAATCCAACAGGTTCTATATGGGTTAAGACTACACAACCAAATGGCGGCGCAAAATATAGCGTTAAGCGTTGGAATGCAACAACAGCACTTTGGGAAGCACTATCATCACCAATATATGATACAAACCATGCTGCACTGTATGGTTTGGATGTAGCTGGCGGTGGCAAGAATTTACCAGTTGGGTCAATTTATATTCAAAGCAATCCAACAGAAGATAGTCCAACAGAAGCTTCATTTAAGATTATGCGTAGAGCAGTTTCAGGTGATACAGCAGTAACTAGTGCAGCAATTACAGGACTAAGTGTTACTGGCGGAGCCGGCGGCGGCGCAGTATACAACTTTGATATTCAAGAATCAATTGTTGGTAATTCAGCCCTTAATCCTGCAATCACTGTAACATTTACTGCTACAAATGCAGCTACAGATGCAGAAGATATAGCGGCAGCTATTAACAGCGCAGGCTTTGTAAATATTGTTGCAAGCGTAGATAGTTCTAATAAACTTAGTATAGCACATACAGCAGGCGGAGAGTTCCGTATTGCAGACACTGACGGAGCACTAGCAGATATAGGTTACACAGCATTTAATAATGCAACCTCAACAGGCACACCTAATCTTTATGCCGCACCAGCAGGTGATACAACAAATGATTTTGTAGCAACAAACTGGAATGTACTTTCATATACAGCAAGCGTAGATGCTCCAACTTCGTTAACAGATAACAATACACTATGGTATAATAGTGTAGTTGATGAAGTGGACATTATGGTACATAACGGCAGTACTTGGGTAGGATACTTAGATTCTACAAGTCCATACTATGCCGCGCAAGCAGGTAATCAAACCGATCCTGTAGGACCAATTGTTTCTGCAACACAACCTGAAGAGCAAAGTGATGGTAGCGATCTTAAAGAAGGTGATATTTGGATTGACACTTCTGATTTAGAAAACTATCCTAGAATTTACAAGTATAATGCAACATTGTTAAGATGGATTGAAGTTGATACTTCAGATCAGACTACAGAAGATGGCATCTTATTTGCAGATGCACGTTGGACTGATGCAGGATATGATGCAACTAATGTAGCATCTAGTATTACAGACTTGTTGGTTAGTAATTACTTAGATCCAGACGCTCCAGATCCTGCACTTTATCCAAGAGGAATGTTATTATGGAATACACGCAGAAGCGGATTTAATGTTAAGAGATTTGTAAGAAACTACATTGATTTAACAACAACTAACCCAAGATTTAACAATGAAGATATGAATGATCTAACAACAGGTCAAAAATATTATCCACATCGTTGGGTTACTGAATCAGCTAACCAAGCAAACGGAGCAGGATCTTTTGGTCGCAATGCTCAACGCAAAGTGATTGTACAAGCACTACAAGCTGAAATAAACAGTAATGAAGAAATTAGAGATGAACAGTCAAAGCAATTTAATATTATTGCTACTCCAGGCTATTCAGAACTAATTGGAGAAATGGTAACACTTAACTATGACAGAGGATTAACAGCATTTGTACTTGGTGATTCCCCTGCAAGGCTAACAAGTGATGCTACTTCATTGTCAGAATGGTCAACTAATGTAAACCAGGCAGTTGAAGATAATTCAAACGGGCTAGTTAGTTTTGACGAATATTTGGCTGTGTTCTATCCATGGGGTATAACATCAGACAATGCAGGAAATAATATTGTTGTTCCACCAAGTCATATGATGCTACGTACTATTGCATTAAGTGACCAGGTTAGCTTCCCATGGTTTGCACCAGCCGGAACTAGAAGAGGAAATATTACAAATGCAACTGCTGCAGGTTTTGTAAACAGTGAAGGAGAATTTGTAAGTATATCTCTAAACGAAGGACAGCGAGATACACTTTATTCAAATAAAGTCAATCCTATATCATTCTTAACTGGTGCAGGTTTGGTTAACTTTGGACAAAAGACTAGAGCTCCAAATGATAGTGCATTAGATAGAATTAATGTTGCTAGATTGGTAATTTATTTGAGATCACAACTACAGTCATTGTCAAAGCCGTTCATATTTGAACCAAATGATAAGATAACTAGAGATGAAATAAAGCAAGCTACAGAAAGCCTATTATTAGAACTAGTAGGACAAAGAGCATTGTATGACTTCTTAGTTGTATGCGATGAAACTAACAATACTCCAGCTAGAATTGATAGAAATGAACTATACTTAGACATTGCTATTGAACCGGTTAAAGCAGTTGAGTTTATTTACATACCTCTTAGACTTAAGAACACCGGAGAAATTGCGGCTCTTTAATAGCTGAAGAAATGTGATAAATAATAGTAACAGGAGATATTAAATGGCTATTTCAACACTATCAAAATTAACTGTGCCGCTAGATAGCGATAACAGTGCAACTAATCAGGGCTTATTAATGCCTAAGTTGCAGTATCGCTTTAGAGTGACACTGGAAAACTTTGGTGTGTCGACTCCTACAACAGAGCTTACAAAACAAGTTATGGACGTTACTCGTCCAACAGTATCGTTTGATCAAATTACTCTTGATGCATATAACTCACGTGTGTATTTGGCAGGTAAGCATACTTGGGAGCCGATTACACTTAACTTGCGTGAAGACGTAAACAATAATGTACAAAAACTTGTTGGCGAACAGTTACAGAAACAATTCGACTTCTTCGAACAGGCAAGTGCTGCATCAGGTATAGATTATAAGTTCTTAACAAGAATGGAAATACTTGACGGTGGTAACGGTATAAATGAACCAAATGTATTAGAAACTTTTGAATTATACGGTTGTTACATAGAAAATGCAAATTATAACAGTTTAAATTATACAACTAATGATCCTGTTAATGTAACACTACAAATACGTTATGATAATGCTATCCAATCACCACAAGGTACAGGTATTGGTACAGCAATCGGACGTACTACAAATACTTTAGTTACCGGCGGCGGCCTATAATAACAAAATAATAGCCAATATAGAAAGGGGACTTAGTCCCCTTTCCTTATGATTATATACGTACTTTAAACATAAGATAAATAATAGTATGGCAGGTAACAATAATTTTGCAGACAATTTACTATCGGGTCTCCTAAATCCTAAAGGAAATTTAGGTGATTTCCAACATGCGGCACGTCTTTATGTTGATGATTATTTCAGGTTAGCACCTAAAACTAAATTTCTATATTTTGTTAACTGGAAAATAAATGAAGAAGTACAACAACTTTTTCTTAAAGGAGCCCAGCAAAAACATTTATTAGAAGCTGCTCTACTTGTTAAATCTATTGATTTGCCGTCATTAGACATGCGTGTTGAAACAAAGAATTCTTACAATAGAAAGAAGAATTACCATACAGGCATAACCTATGATCCTATAAATGTTACAATGCATGACGATAATTATAGCACAACAACTGCTTTACTAGAAGCATATTACAGATACAACTATGCTGACGGTAATGCACTTAAAGAACAAAACGACCCAAGGTATGCATCTAGAAATACATACGGTAATAGTGAAACTAGAAAATATAAGTACGGATTAGATTATAGTTATGCTAATAATCCTTTACAGATTAAAAGACCTTTCTTTGATAGTTTTGATATATACCAATTTTCGAGAAAATTCTTTACAAAATTTAGTTTAATAAATCCTATCATAACTAATATTCAACACGATACCATGGACCAGTCTGATGGACAAACACCATCACAAAATAGATTTTCACTAATGTACGAAGCAGTAGTATACGGCCAAGGAGAAATTAAAGATGGTGATCCTGCAGGATTTGCTGAAATACATTATGACAAAACACCAAGTCCTCTAAGTTTAGAAGGTGGTGGTATTTCAAGTTTCTTTGGCTCAGGAGGAGCAATTGAAGGCGTAGGGAAATTGGGATTATTACTAGGTGGTGAAAACCCATCTTTGTTGACAGCTGCTATAGTTGCAGGTAACCTTGCAAATAACTCAAAAGATTTAGATAGCGAAAAATTTAAAGCTGAAGCGACTGCAATAACAATCAATCAAATAACAAGTATTCAACCTGAGGATGTTTCTGGACAATATTCAAGTATAAGTGCTGATATTCCAGTAACTGGTAATGAACCAGTCACATCAACAGACCAAAGGAAAGCATAAGGAAGACAAAAATGCAAACAGACTACAATGAAGCAATTATAAGTAAAAAAGATAGTGCAGATTCTGTTGTTGGTTACTTTGATACATATTTTGATGCACCTATTTCATATGCACAAAATGAATTAGATGCTGTAGTAGGATTTTTCCAAAATGCAGGCTTTGGACAAGAGTCAGCAACTAGTATCGCAGGAGTATTGTTGTTTCAAGCAAAATTAGAAAATGTTCCAGTAATGAAACTAATTGATACATTAAAGCAATACACACCTCCACAACTATCACAAGTAGTGAGCCAGATTGTAAATAATTATAGATCTAATACTAGTGCAATAGGTTACAAAAGTGACAGACCACCTAGTGATTATGCAAGTAGAAACATAAAGGCTTAATAATGGCCAAATTCGCTCAGGGTAAGTTTAAACCCAAAAATCCTGACAAATATATGGGAAACAGAACTCCTACTTATCGCAGTAGTTGGGAATTTGCATTTATGAGATTTTGTGATGAACATCCTAGTGTATCAAAATGGGCTAGTGAGAGTATTAAAATTCCTTATAGGAATCCATTAACAGGTAAGCAAACAATTTATGTTCCTGATTTTTTTGTAGTATATATTGACAAAAAAGGAAAACAACGAGTTGAACTAATAGAAGTCAAACCCGAAAATCAAACTATAAGAGAAAAGTTAGGTAGAAGCAAAGCAAATCAGGCGCATTGGGTTTTGAATCAAGCAAAATGGGAAGCGGCTAGAGCATATTGCAAACAAAAAGGAATATTCTTTAGAATAGTAAACGAGTCTGATATATTTCATAACGGAAGAAGATAATGGCAATTATGGTAAAAGACCCCTACCACGCAACATTTATACATATTGCAAAAACAGGAGGCAGTAGCGTTACTGTTTGGTTAAAAAGTAATTTTGATGTGTATACTACAAAAACTAAGATGGGCGCAGATGTATACCAAACTAAAAGAGTATTTGATACAGATAATATTGGTTGGACGTTTTGTACAGTAAGAAATCCTTGGAGGATTGCAGTTAGCTGGTATAGTTTTTTGTGCTTACAAAATCAAGGACGTATAAAGCATGTATTAGAATCAGATCAGGTGTTATCAAATAAGAAAAAATATAATTTAGATTATTTGTATGCTGAAAAAAGTAGATTAGAAAAAGGGTTTGAAAGATGGGTAACGTATGGACTAAGAACACCTTTGTGGAAAAAAGCTGAACAGTGTGATTATGTTATGAAATTAGAAACCATACATAGAGATTTCAAAGAAGTACAAAAAAGATTAGGATGCTATACAGTGTTACCTCATCTTATGAGAAGTGATATTAACCGTGCAAGTTGGCAGTCATACTATACAAATAAAGAAACTATAGATATTGTAGCAAATCATTACAAAAAAGATATTGAACTGTATGGGTACGACTTCAGCTAAATAGTAGTATATTATGGAAGTGTCATGACTAAAAAATTAGAAGAATTATTAAATTTACCTGATAGTAAAGAAATAATAGACGAAGCAAAAACAAAAGAAACAAAAACCGAAATTGTTGAATCAGAACAAACAATTAGAGACATTGCCGAGTTTGATAAAATTGCTGGAGCTTTACCTAGTGTAAAAGGTTTAGGCGAAAAAGCAGACGTAGAGTTAGATGATATTGCACAACGGGCTTTAAGCAGTTATGAAGATTTAATGGATCTAGGAATGAATGTTGAAAGCAGATACAGTGGCAGGGTATTTGAAGTTGCAGGTAGTATGTTAAAAACTAGTTTAGATGCAAAAGTTGCTAAACTAGATAAAAAACTGAAAATGATAGACCTACAACTTAAAAAAGAAAAATTAGATAAAGACAGCTCATCAAGCGACGGTGACCTTGTTAACGGGGAAGGCTATGTTGTTACAGATAGAAACAGCCTACTTGAACGGTTAAAAGGCATGCAGAATGATAAATAGTTTATAAGATAGGATGTTACAATGAAAACATTTAAAGATTTTTTGACAGAAGGCAAAAAGACCTATAGTTTCAAAATTGGTATTGCGGGTCAGTTGCCTGAAAACATAGAAGATACTTTAGAAACTTGCTTGGAAAAATACAATATAGTAAATTTTTCTAAGTCAAAGACAACTCCTATACAAGAAAGACCACTAGATTTTCCGCAGTTACAAAATATGGAAGTAACTTATTTTGAAACTGAAGTAAATTATCCTACTACTGTACAGGTAATGCAAGAGTATTTGGCAAGAGGTTGTGATATTGATCAAGGACACATTATTGTTCGTAGTCCTGATGAACCACAAGAGCTTTATCAAGCACCTAAATCAGAAGAACCTTATGAAGCAATGCTTACAAAAGAAGATATGGGCGGTGAGAGCGCACAAGATAGTGTAGCCGGAAATCGTGTTATGGACCTGCTTAAAGAGCTAGAAGTAGCTAGAAAAGAAAGAGGACATGACGGTGCTGAAGGTGCTCCAACTGGTGAATCAAGTGATATTACACTAGAAACAAACGACAAAAGCCCGATAGGAAGTTAATTATGGAATTAAAAAATTTACTACAACAAATGAAAGACATTGAAACTGCAGAGGCATTAAAAGAGAATCCTATGCCATCAGGAATGCCTCCAATGGGTGCTCCACAAATGGACCAAGGATCTCCAGTTTCAATGAATGTAAGTCTTAATGCTAGTGGAAAAGATCACGTTGAAGATTTAATAGATATGATGAAAAACGCTGGCTTAGGTAGTGCAAAAGAAGTAGATCAAGATATGATGCCTGTAAGACAAGATATGGAAAGACTACAAAAAGTTTTTTCTAAAGGTGATGATAAAGATGGTAAACTTGATTTAGATATAGATGGTGATAATCAGCCTGATTTAGATACCGAAGGTTATGACAACGAACCTGAAGATGAATATCAAGATACAGAATATATGACTAAAGATTTGTCAGGTGGCCTAAATAGAGAAAAAGATAAACATGCATTGAGAGCAAAAGATCCAGCAATTCATGTAGAAGATATTAAAGCAATTCTTCAATCAGCATTATCTGAAAAAATGAAGAGCAAAAAAAGCAAAAAACCAAATGATGGTAATCTCGCAAACAATGCTAAGCCATATGATAAAGTAACAAGAGCAGACGTTATTGCAGGAGCTACTGGCAATGACGAAATGGGCGGCAAGAAAAAGAAAAGTGAAGACATTGCTATTGAAGGCCGTGGCAAGAAAAATAAAAAGAAGATGGAAGATATAAAAACTGTCGAAGGCAGAGGACGCGGCAGAGGACGCGGCAAAGGAAAAAAATAAATCAATAGCGCCGGAAGGCGCTATTTTTTTGGTTAAATACTTTCATGAGTAAATCACTTGACGGCGTATTAACTAAAAAAGCCAATCAAAAAGAAACATATTCTGAAGAGCAAATTGCAGACATAATGGCGTGTATGGATCCTGCTGATGGATATCTATACTTTGCACGTAAGTTTGCATTTATACAGCATCCGGTAAAGGGCAAATTACTTTTTGATCCTTTTGAGTACCAAGTAAGGTTATTACACAGTTATCATAATCATCGATTTAACATCAATATGTTGCCAAGGCAGACAGGTAAAACTACCTGTGCGGCAATATATCTTATATGGTATGCAATGTTTCATCCTGACCAAACAATATTAATTGCAGCTCACAAATACACAGGCTCACAAGAAATCATGCAACGCATACGAT